TAGAAATTATATAGACACCCTCTACGGATTAGAACCTCCGAGACATCACTCTCTTCTCACACAATCGAATGTGTGCGTTAGGTAAGGCCCCTTAGGGGGCTAGTCTCCACAGTTGACGCGGTGGGCGCTTAGCGCTGATGGTAAGCGCTAGATGGTACGTGTACCACCTCTTCATATGGAGTCGTCATACGACTCAAGGGCATAATGGATGGGACAGGAGCTTCTCCAGCCATCAGGTTTCTGATTCCCTCCACCAAATAATCTGGTAGTGCCGCATATGGTGATACGTTGGGCATGTTGGTAATGAACAGGTCACACTGACTCGATGTTCCGCCCGTCCAAGTGTGCAACAAACAATAGCCGTCACCCGGCTGATTGATAATGATCTCAAAGTCCACCGAATAGCCGTACGACGTGTTATTGATAACGGCTACTGTGGCGGTGTTGTTAACCATACAACTTGGAAGCGATGCACCTCCAATAGTTATAAGTGAACTGAGTCCTGTTGCTGTTGGACTATTTGTGATAGATAAGGAATGACTTACATGATATCTTCCAGGATTGGCAAAATACATGGCTGGGTAACTATTTCCTCCAGACGTATACGTTCCTAATGTCAGTCCGGTCATACTACCGGCTCTCTTAATAAAATTTGCACTTGTGTACGTGTACTGAATGCCTCCCAGGTTGGTACCTGAGAAACGTGCAAACGAGAATGATGGTGCTGTCTGAGTCAATCTTGGTTTCAATAGTTTCACTTTGTAGGTAACCCAAACTTCCCCAATGTTGGAGGCTGCTTGCTGGCCCACAGTGGCCACTTGAAAATTTCCAAGGTTATACAAGTGAGGATCATACGTCCCTACCATTGATCCATTATTAACGAACAACCTGTTAATGGGGTTCTTTTTCTCCGAACACTCCACAGGATGGTACATTGATTGACAAGGAACACAAGATGTTGTAAACTCGTAATTTTCCATTTGCGTTTTGCTGGAAAATGCAGGTTTACTAACGTCGTATTCCGTTGACATTATCACTGTACCAAGTGCCGTATTGGTGGACCCTATTGACGTCGCTGAATTGGTTTTGAACTCAAACATACATCCCATAAACTCATACTCTTCAAAGTTTACTGCTAACTGACACAACCAAGGAAACAGTGAACTATTTCCCGGATTAATTGGATAAGATTGTATATTAAAATTAGGACCAGGAGTAACTAAATCAAATAAATACTCTCTGTGTGTCACTATGGGGGCTTGCGACCCGGCGAATACAGACGGCGAAGCTCCTGCATTGACTGCAGCTGCTCGCCCTCTATAATCACCAAACCCAAACAATTTCCCAAATGCTTTCCCTGCTGCTACAAATGGAGCAGCTACGGGGAAGGCGGTGGCTACTACATCACCGGCTGCGCCAAGTGATTGCCCTACGACCTTTTTCCAATCGGATTTGTTTTCTCTTTTCTTCCCTTCTATTTTGCGAACAGTTTTAACTAATGCTCGCTGCGTTTTGTGTTTCTTTTGTGCTTTCTTAATGGTTCTAGTCATCTTATGTTAGTAAAATGCCCTGTCTCGTTAACTGGGACTTAAATCCACAACCTGCGTCTACATTCATACCTGATGTGCCAGGATTTTTGACATGGATTAGTCAACAAGAGGTCTCCTAAACTGACTGCCTGTGATGGGCTACTAGTAATCTCGGATTCTTTCACCCAACATCGTACTCAGTCAGCCGTCCAACATCGGATATGTTGAACGGGCTAATAGTCAGGAGGATGCCAACCCTCCCAACCGTGGGCTATAAGCCCACGTCTTTCCCAACCATTTCCAAGAAGTTCGGGTCATCGCAACCTTCTCCGAACTTCCAGGTTTCCAAAAACTTTTCCAACCGTTCTTGGTCACCCTTGTCCCAATCATACAGAGTCGAAAGCCATGGCCAGACTTGATCATCCTCGCCATATTCTCTGTACAACATCTTCCAATCCTCTTTTGGTCCTTCAACCACGTATGCGCCCTTCGTTTTCTTGATAATTGCATCTGCAACTGCTCTGATAGGGGGGATGTGGTTGCTAGTGACCTTGAGTCCAATAGCAACACCTCGCATAATACTGTCTGGGTTCTGATTCATGGGTGGATTGATGAACCATCCTAACTTGCCCAACACTTTGCCCGGCTTAGGACCAAATGTGTAACCACACTCCGATCCTGCGGGCCATATCTTGTTGGAACAATACTCAACATCCTCCAACCGTGTACGGTACCACGGTTTTGCTTCGAACCCATACTTCTTCATCTCTGCTGTCCAATCAACATACCTGTTCAACTTGGCGGCAAATATATTGTCGTCGCCATTCCCATTCATGACGACTCGATCCTTCAAATCTCTGTAACTCCAGCCTTGGGTCTCAACCAAAATATGTAAATGTATCAACATATTCCACATCGTGTTAAACAATGATGTGTAGGGATCCCCTGATTTGCGTGTGCCGGGAACTCGATACTGCAATCCACAAGACGTCATACCCAGAGTGAGACAATTGGACAACATCAACTGACAAACCAATGGAGGGGCACCAAGGTGACGTGCCACTTCAACCTCAAGCTTACACAATTCCTCCATAACCGATGAGTCCCATGCAGAAACATCATCCTCAATCAGGTCCCAACCCGCTTCAAACCGGCTCACTACACGAGCAGCAATAATGTCAGCTGGGACTGAGCTCGTGAAACACATAAACTTGTCATGACCCCATCGTTTCTTCAGGTAAGTCTGACAAGCCTGTATCCATGGTCCTACATGTGCTATGAACTCTGGAGATGCTCCTTGTATGAGACGTGGAGCTTTGTACTTTCTCCTCGTAATCGTGCGATAGCCTAAATTCTCAACCTTCACAAAACTCTTCCTAGTCGTCCATTTCCTACAAGTCTTCTGGTCCAATTTGGTCTCATAATTGATGCCCTGTAGTTGTGCCTCGTCATAGGCTTTTCTGATAGTTGCTTTGACTGCCTTCGATGCATTTGAATTCTCTAAATACTCATCGATGGACACTGGTTTAATCTTAGCTTTGCCTAAGATTTTTGTCTTGTTTGCCCTAAACCACTTAATAAACTTCTTGATTCTCTTGTTACTGGGTTTAGGTGTGGCCTTCAGAACTCTGGCTTGTGTTGCTTGTTTCTCATTATTCCTATTAGGCGCAAAAGCCACTGGTCTGATATAATCGGGAACCAGTCCCAAATTGTAATGAGCCTCTCGAGACTTAAACTCATCCTTCGTTGAAGTTTCCATGTCTCTCATACTGGATCTATCTTTAAGAGATTTCGGTTTTGCTAACACACTATTACTCAAACGATACGTAGAGTATTTAGCCCAGTGAACTACATTGAAATATGCAAATCTGTTATAATTGACTATAACATGAAAGAACAACTGGAACTCCATACTCGGGATCCAATAAAACAGCCACCAATGAAACACGAAATGGGTTATGGCGACATTGAAATACACTGTCAGTTTATTATGATGTGACTTCATGCTCTCGATATTGGCTATCTCCACTTGTGCCCTGTAATAAGTCTCTAACAGAGCAAGGATCAGTCTAACTAACAACTGCCCTTCAACATAACCACGCATGTGACAAGCTAACAAATGCATTATCAATTCTTCAACTACCGCCCAAATGACTTTGTTGTACTGGTAGCAACAATATACTATGAAGGCGTACAGGAGGATCAACCAACTGTTTCTGACAAAGGATATCTCGGACCAAAGCCCGTAGATCTCTTCTTTGTCTAATCCGGTTAAATCACTAGTTGAATTATGGATTTCATCTATTATCCTGTCGACTCTCCAATATGGCTGTTCCTGGTAAAATGGTGACACTTCGCGCCAGATATCCTGTAACACTCCACTCTGCTCCCTTGGATTAAAATAATACTTTCTATATCTAAAATTAGGCAAATAAATTAACAAATCTAAATATTGTTTATATCTATACACAATTAATTCACAAACATACCATTTAAAGGTATGTGTCCATCGAGGTTTTGAAGGTGCAAAGTATGGTAATATGTTTTCGAGGCCTACCACCTCTTTGGTGTATTCTTGACTGACTGTGGACATGGGCACGATTTTTTGGGCGAATACAGCTGCAAGCAGAATGAACAAAAAACACGCTCCAATGACCATGAGGACCCGATGCGGACTAAATACACCATGCAAGATTGCTGCATCATTGATGAATGTAGTTCGTTGGTACTCAGAGTAGACGTAGAAGGGTGCATACTCGCGAGTGTTGCGTTCGACTGTAGGGTCGATGTCATGCAGTTTGAGCAAAAGGTGCTGCGTACGCCGTGACAAGTAGTCAAAAGTCGCGATGTATCCGTCTGGGGTGGTTCCAGTGCGTTGCTTGATGGAGAGAGACAGTAACTCTCCACGAAGTTCACGGATGATTGTCTCTGACATGAGTACATTAAGTAATTCACCATTCCAATCAATACTTTTGAACTCATTGCACTTTCTGAAATCAATCCCTCGAGTGTTTCCGTTCTCAACAATATGGAAGCGCGGTACTTCGTAGCTCTTATAATCTTCCTGTCGCAAGCCAACTGTTCTGGACTCACGCATCGAAATGTGGTAATGGTCTGGAATATCCTTAGTATCGAATACGTTTCCATCACTACTATCTCTGCTCTTGATGTTGTTAACAACTGGCTCTCGTCCTCCGATCTCTGAAATCGATTCCACCTTAGGGGACACGTCTCTTCCGCTGCTTCCTGGCCGTTTTTGGTGCAAGAGTTTGAACTCACTGAGCCCGACAACAGACACATGACTCTCAGGTTGTACAGGTGGTGGTGGCAATATGTGTGTATCATTGTAAACCTTCGCAGCTTTGTTGGCAAATGACACGGTACGGAGCTTAGCTGATCTTGATCTTTGTGCTCTTTCAAGTTTTTGTAGCACTTTGTCCTTTGCTCCTGAGGCAACTGATTGTGGGCCATTATCTGCCTCAACATTTCGTCCTCCCAATGCACGATACCTATTGTCTTCGATAGCTGCAATTCGACGCTGATCACTCCTGGAGACGGTTGAAGACGGTCGTTGTACTCCTCCTGTTTCAATAGGTATATACGACGATCGATCTCCTCCGTACTCAGCTTGACTCGGAGCGCTCGTAAGTCCACCAGCAGAGCCATTTTCCTTTTCCTCGTGTTGTTCTTGTCTTGCAACAGCTCGTTGATTTTCTTGGCCTTTTCCGGATTGATTCCGGCTAGTTTTAGAACCATCGGAGGCGTTGTTACCGATAGTTCTTGTGTTGCAGCTTGCACTAAAGCCGCCAATGGGTTTGGGAACCCATATCCGTGTGCCTGTGTGTCGTGTGCACTTCTCCCTTCCTGAATGTGTGGTGCCTGCGTGTTGTGTGCACTGCTTCCGCTCTGTCCTTCCGCTACTTCTCCTTGAACTTCCTTCTCTCTTCTCTCTCGACTCCGTTGAAATGCTGTCAGCTTCTGTGTTTGCTGAATAGTACTCTGGGGGGGGGGGGGGGGGGGGGC